CCGTGATTGTAATGAGGTCCGACGTCGCGGCCGTGCCGTTGGCGAGGAGCGGCGTGTCGGCGAAGGCCACGTCCTGCGGGATGACCCCCTCGAAGTTCGGGTCGCGCATGACCGTGACGGCGGACCACATGACGGCCAGCGAGTCCCCGTCGTTCCCGCCGTGCTGGTCCCGGTCCATCGGGGCGCGGAACGCCTTGGGCATGGCGAGGGCGCGGAGGTCGATTGCGCCGCTGGGGAAGTTCGCATTGTCATTCGTCGGGACGCTGAAGTACAGGGGCAGGTAGCCCTTGTCGCCCGGGATTTCCCGGGCCGCGAGCACGGGGCTGAACGTCGCGCGGAGCTGCCACAGGAGGTCGTAGCACAGGCCGCGCGTCTTGCCGTAGGCGGTGCCCGCGAGGCGGATGCGGCGTCCGCCGAGGAACGGCGTCCCCACGTCCATGCCGTCAGCCTCGGCGCGCTTCTCGCTGAACTGGACGATGTCCGTGTCGTCCGGGTCGAAGGTGTCGATGAGCGACCCGGCGATGCCCTCCCCGAGACCGTCCGGCATCGCGAGCCCGGCAAGCGAACTGTCGTTCAGCTTGAACGTGCGATAGATGATGTCCCGGGTGGTATCCATAGCTCGCCTCCATGGTACATGAAGAGGCCCCCCGCCGCAATGGCAGAGGGCCTCTTGTTGGCTACGTGTCGAGGAGCGTCACTCCCCAGCTACTAGAGCTGGGACGTGTGCTCGATGCGACGGTACCGGGCGGGGGTGACGCCAGTGGCGTTGGCACCCTCTCCCATGATGACCGCCCCGAACATCCCCTTCCAGCCGACCTGCGTCAACTGATGGAGAGGGTCCGTGGTTCCACCCGGCTGGGTGAAGTAGGTCTGGATGGAGCCCCAGTCACCGAAGGCGTAAGCCTCCGGGCCGAAGATGACGGCGTTCAGCACGTCGTTGACGACCTGAGCCGTGATGGCCGAGGAGTCCGACGTGATGTCGATGGCCGCACCGTTGAGCGTCGAGCTGAGCTTGAACACGAGGTTCGAGGTCGGCTGGACGATGTAGTAGGTGTTGCCTGCCGTCAGGCCAGCGCCGCCGGTCAGCGTCTGGATTTTGATGCGGTTGCCCGCGACCAAGTTCGTCGGCGCCGAAATGGTGACGTTGTCGGTTGCCGCGATGGCAGCCGCACCCGCGAGGGTGATGGACGGACCGGCGACAGCGGCGAAGCTGACGGCGGCGGGGGACTCGATGAACCGGACGCCTGCGTACCGGCCGACTTCGCCCGTGAAGAGCGCCTGCGACCCGGCATACCGCTGGGCGTCAACCCACCCACCGACCGCCGTGTCGCTTTCGAGGTCGAAGGTCGAACCCGGATGCACGATGGCGCGGTAGGTACCGTCCGCGAAGGTCGGGACGGCAGCAGCCTTCAGGCGAGCGACCGTCAGCTTGACGAGCGCGCCCGTGAGCGGCGAGTTGGTCGGGATGGTGGCACGAGACGTGGCCCCACCCGCATACGTGACCTGAGCACCGGCCGACAGGACTTCAGCGACACGCTTGTCAGCGGTGGCGATGGCGTTCCGTGCGACGCGGTCGGCAGCCTCGGACAGGAGGTCGAAGGGCGACTCCATGAGGCCGACGTCGGTCAGCTTGATGACACGACCGGCTTGGTTGGCCGAGAACTCCTCGTAACCGATGGCGAGGTCTTCGCTCGTGGGAGCGACACCTTCCGTCAGCCACGGGGGCGTACCCGGGGTCGTGGTACCAGCCACGACCGACATGTCGGCGATGTTGATGAACCGCATGACGTTGTTCGTCCCCTTGACGAAGGACGCCTCACGGAAGTTGCCCGGCAGCAAGTGCGGCAGGGGGGCTCGAAGCAGCTCTTCGAGTCGCTTGTTGACCAGAGCGACAACCGTCTGGTTGAAGTTCGTGGTCGCTGTGCTGATGACGGTTCCCATTGTGGGTGTTTGGCTTTCTCCGGCCTAGCCGGGGACTAGAGCCAGTCGGGGCGCCCCATGGCCTTCAGTCGGGCTTTGAGGTCTTCCGACGTCTCGCCCTTCGGTTCGGTCTTGGTAGCGTCGCCACTGGCGGCGCGATTGCTCGCATTCGGGTTCTGTGGCGCCGGGGGCTCAGTGCCCTCGGGGACCTCGGCCAGCAGGCTCTCGAAGTAGGCGAGCTTCACTTCATCCGTGATTTCGGGAAGTTGGGCTCGGGCGTTCGGGAACTTGATGTCTAGGATTTTCGCGTTTGCATTTGCCTCTGCTTCGGCTGCCTTTTTCTCGGCGGCTTCCAGCTTGGCTTGAAGGGTGGCGGTGTCGGCTGCCTTGGTCTGGTCAGCGGTCCGCTCAGCGGCCTCGTATGTGGCGAGACGTTCCTGAGCTTCCTTCAACTGACGAGTGGCTTCCTGACGAGCTGCCTCGGCTCCTGCCTGACGCTTCCGTGCGAGGGCCAGCGGGTCCGTCTCTGGCGTGGTCTTCGGGTCCGGGGTCTCGGTAGAGCCCTCGCCTGTGGACGACGCTTCGATGGTCGTGCCGTCTGCGGTTTCTGTCATGGTGGGAACATTACTCCTGTTCTCCGTGGATTGCAATACCCACGGCTACTGCTCGGGCGATTTGCCTTCGAGCAAGATGCTTTGCAGCCGGGTCATGTCATCCTGAAGGATGGGACCCAGCGCCGACGCCTTGGTGGGGCCGGAGATTTCGACGGGGGCAGCGGTGCCCGATGTAGGTGCAGAGGAGGGCGCAGCGAGTGACTTCAACCCGCCCATGGTATCAGGCTGAACGTCGCCCGGACCGGCGACCGTGTCGATGAGGCCCGGGATTTCCTTGCCCGCGTTGTAGAACTGCTTGACCCACCGCTCGGGGCTCATGGTCTGGTACTCGTCGCTGTAAATGGTCATCGGGTCCGTGCCCTTCAGGACGTCGCGCACGAGCGGCGACATCCGGGCCTGATGGTCGGACCACGGGAACGACGGGGTGAGGTAGTCGAGGAGGAACGACCCGGCGCTGCGGTCCACGGCCGAGACCTTGTCGTCCATCTCGTGGTCGTACTCCCGCTGGATTGCAATTGCGCGCTGAACGTCGGCGATGACGTAGGTCGCGGCGTAGGGGTTCTTGGCGAGGAACTTCACCGTCTCCGGCAGCACCTTGCCCCACATGTAGCTCGACGGATACAGCCCGAAGAGCGGGTGGTTGAGCGACCGCTCCAAGACCGTGCGCTGCGTCTGCATCTCGGCGAGGCGGAAGATGTCGGCCTGCGCGTCCGTGATTTTGTTCTTCAGGAGCGTGACCGCGAGGGCCTGCGTCCGGTTGAACGGGGAGGCGTGCGCGGTCGGAACCTGCTCGACCAGCCGACGGAGGTCTGACCGGGTCTGCTTGGACAGCTCGGGACCGATGGAGTCCGAGACCCACTTGCTGAACTGCTCGATGTACGCCTCGACCTCGGGGTTCTCGTGAGGCACGCCGGACACGAGGCGCTGCCGGACCATCTCCGGGAAGTCCTTGGCCATGATGGTGTCCATGGGGTCCGGGCCGAGCGTCTTCCACAGACCGTCGCGGCCCAGCATTTCAATCTGGTCCGGGGCGACGTGCGTCTTGGTCAGGCGGCCGTTGGCCTTCATGGCCTTCATTGTCATTCCGGTGGCGTCGGCCTTGACCCGGAAGATACCCTCGCCGGAGACCTGCCGGGCGTCGGCCGCGTCGGCGACCACGCTCATGCGCGTGCCCGGCTTGAACCCGGAGCGGGCATTGTCGAGAGTCTCGATGCGGTAGACGTAGCCCGGGTCCTGCTTGAACGCGGACGGGAGCATCGCGCTGCCGTCAGCCTCCACGCGCCAGAGCGCGGGCTCGGGGACCTTGATGACGTCCTCGACGTTGACGGCGCCCTCGAACTCCTGAAGGAGCGTGCGCTGCGCGGACACGTCGAGCGTGGCGCGGAACTGCTTGGTCCATTCCTCCATCGGCATCTTGGCCTTGCCGGACTTCAGGAACCCCATGAGCTGGCCCATGTGGGTCTCGATGTCCTTGGCGCCGATGTTGCTGGCCATGACCCCGGAGAGGTACTCCCACGGGTCCATGCCCCGGTCCTTGGCCCAGACGGCGATGAGGTCCTGCGCCTCCTTGGCGTAGTGCTGGCTGATGTCGAGGCCGCCCTCCTCCACGCCCCGGGACAGGTGCGTCCAGAAGTCATCCCACGTGCTGCCGAAGTAGGCGGTGGCCCGGCGGACGTAGTCGGGGTGTGCCCGCAGCTCGCCGCCACGGAGCTTCGACTCCAGCCACGGGATGTCGTGCTCGCCCTTGACGAGGGCATAGGAGCCGTTGACCTTCTCGAC